ATTTAACATATACATTTTACACCATTTGAGTAGGGTCATTGATTAATAAACAGTTATGAATAATAAAATTGAATTGCCAAACATTTTGATTAACAATAAGTTTGGAAAAGAAGAATATTTAAAACTTTATGATGAAGTTTTAGGAAGTGGAAAAGTTGAAGCAAAAGAATTATTTGCTTTTGTAACCTATTGCGCAGAGTATGGAAATTATACGCAATTTGAATTAGACATTCAAAAATATGGAGCTACAATTATTGCAGGTAATGGAACTGAAATACCAAACCCAAAGCACGCAATGAAGCAAAGTAGTTTTAATGCAATGATGAAAGCTGCAATGCAAATTGGATTAACTCCAAAGAGTAGAATTAAAAGTACAACAAAAGCAAAAATGAGCAAACTGGATTCAATAAGAGAATTTGCAAAGAATGGCTAAATTAGAATCTGAACTTTTAAAATATTGTGAAACTGAGCAATGTGAATTAATACATAAATCACAGCAAAGATTTTTATATGATTTAAAACGTACGGATATTTATTTAGATTATGAGAAAGCTAATTTTGCAATAGGATTTATTGAAAGTTTAAACCACGTGGATGGAACGCCATTCGTTTTAGAACTATGGCAGAAGTTTTTATTAGCTAATTTATTCGGTTGGTATTATAACAATGGAACTAGAAGATTTAAAACAAGTTACATAGAAGTACCACGAAAGAATGGTAAAACTGCTCTAGCTGCAGCCATTGCTTTATATGGTTTGATTGCAGATACACACGATGATGGGCAAATTTATACTTGTGCTACTACACGTGATCAAGCTACAATATGTTATAAGGCCGCAAAGCAAATGATTAAACAAACTGATTGGTTAAATGAATTAATTAGGGTTATGCAGTATGAACTTATAAATATTGAAAAAGGATTTGATACCGGTATAATGAAAGCTTTAAGCAGTGATTCAAATACATTAGATGGGTTAAAACCTTACATAGCAGTAGTTGATGAATATCACGCACATAAAACCGATGAAGTTTACAATGTTGTTAAAAGTGGAATGGGAGCAACTACGAATCCATTATTATTTACAATTACTACTGCAGGATTCTTAAAAGATGGGCCTTGTTTTAAAGAGCGTAAATATTGCATTGAAGTATTAAGCAATAAATTAAAAGATGATACTTTATTTGCAATGATATTTACTATTGATAAAAATGATGATTGGCAACATCCAAAAGCGTGGGCTAAAGCTAATCCAAATTTAAATGTAAGTGTTAATCTTGATTTTTTGAATGCTGAATTAGTAGCAGCTAAAAATGATGGTAGTAAGGAAATAAACTTTAAAACAAAATATTTAAACATTTGGACTGATACAGCTACAACTTGGATTGCTGATGAAAAATGGATTGCGAGTGGTAAACAATTTGATGAATCTATTTTGGAAGACAGAGAATGTTTTGGTGGAATGGATTTAAGTAAAAGCCAAGATTTTAGTAGTTTAGTTTTAAACTTCCCACCTGTAGGCGATGAAACCGATTTTAAACAATTATACTTTTTTTGGATTCCACAAGATGTAGCTAAGGAACGCCACAAACGAAATTATCACAACTATGTTAATTGGAATAAGATTGGATTAATAAAGTTTACAGATGGTAACGTAATAGATCACCAAATAATAAGAAATGATATTAATGAACTTGCAAGTAAATACAAAATACAGTTTATTAATTATGATGCTATTTTTGCAACTACACTGGTAACTGAATTAACTGATGATGGAATAAGTTTACATCCATTTAGACAGGGCTTTATGAGTATGGCAGCACCAACATCTGAGCTTGAAAGATTAGTAATTAGTAAAGAATTGAGCCACAACAACAACGAAGTAATAAGGTGGATGGCAGGAAACGTATTAATTTTACGTGATGCTAGTGGCAATATGAAAGTAGATAAGAGTAAACCTGATAATAAGGTGGATGGAATTGTCAGTAATATTATGGCTATTGCTGCTTATATGCAACATATTGCAGCGAATCCAAAAGAGAAAGAATATTTTTTTATGAAAATTAGATAATTATGAATATATCAGAGTATTTTCAAAGATTTTACAATTTATTGCCATTTCACGCAAATGGAGAATCCGCTTACATTGCTTTAGAAATAGAGTATTTTGATAAGTTTAAAAAAAATAGGTTTAAGACATATAATAGCTTTAAAAGAAGCAAGAACTATTATTTTGGGCTGTATTAAGTAGTTACAATAAGTTACAATAGGTTTATGTTTCTTTGTAAAATTAATGGCTAATTTATTAACTCGTTTTTTACCGAAAATAAGCTTTAGAGCTAAACAGCCTACTGCACTAATTCCTGCAAATCAATATAGTGGATTTCCAATGCAGAATTGGTTTAGTGGCTTTGCTAAAAGTGGCGAACAAGTATCTGAAAAGAATGCAAAACAGTTAGCTACTTATTATGCTTGTATAAGAAATATTGCTGAAGATATTAGTAAACTTCCTTATATAGTAGTAAAAACCGATAAGAATGGCAATAAAACTAGAGTAAATACTCTTAACATTGCTAAGATACTACAAGTTAAGCCAAACAACTATTCAACTCCTATTGGTTTAAAATATTCAATAATAAGTGATGCAATTAGTAGGGGTAATGGATATGCTTTAATTGTTCGTGATAAAGCAGGCTTGCCAACTGAAATGCATTACATAGATTCTAACTTTGTATTTCCTGAATTTGATACTTTAAGTAAAACAATGTTTTATAGAATTAACTATATTCCATTGGCTTTAGATGACTTATATTCAAGTGATGATATATTTCACTTAAAAGGGCCAGGTAATTCAATGGTTGGTAAATCAGTATTAGCTTATCAATTAGAAACATTAGGTCACGCTTTAGCAATCCAAAATTATTCAAGTAACTATTTTAGTGGTGGCGCTGCAATGAGCGGAATCCTTACATTTGATGGTGTTAACGATGAAAAGAAGTTAGCGCAATATACTCAAATGTTTATGAGTAGTTATACTGGTGGTGGAATTGCTGCAATGCCAAGTGGTGTAAAGTTTGAATCAATGAACAATGATCCACAAAAATCACAGTTCATAGAAACTGAAAACTATATGCGTGGCGAAATTGCTAGATGGTTTAGAATGCCATTGAGTAAATTACAAGATTTATCTGATACAAATAATTCAGCATTAGAACAAGTTAATATAAACTATGTAACTGATTGTTTAATGCCTTGGATAGTTAGATTTGAACAAGAAGCTGATCAAAAACTATATGCAGTTTATGAGCGTGATATTTATGATGGATATATTGATACTGATATGCTTTTACGTGGTGATTCAGCAGCAATGGAGCGCAAAATTAGAACAATGTTTACTAGTGGTGCAATAACTCCAAATGAAGTACGCAAAATGTATGCAATCAATACAATTGATGAAGATTATGCAAATAGTAGTTATATGCCTTCCAATATGATGCCAGGTGAAACTGCTATACCATTTTGGACAGCACAAGCAGAAAAAAATCAACAATTAACCAATAGTCAGCCTGGAATGGGTGGCGCACAACAATAATGGAAAGAAGATATAATAATAGAGCTGCTGAAATAATCAGCGAAGATGGCAGAATGATAAAGGGTTACGCTTCAACATTTGAATCAATGTATGAAATGTTTGAAGGTTACAATGAAACTATAGCACGTGGCGCATTTGATGGCTGTGATATGAGTGATGTTGTAGCTTTATTTAACCACGAAAGCGAAATGTTATTAGCTAGAACAAAGGATGGTAAAGGCACATTAACATTAGCAGTTGATGACAAAGGATTATACTTTGAATTTGAAGCATTGAATACAACAATGGGCAATGATGTACTTGAAAATATAAAAGCAGGTAATATTCGTGGATGTTCATTTGCATTTACTGTAGCTGAACAAAAAGTAGAAGAGTTTGCTGATGGATCAATGTTAAGAACTATTATGAAAATTGATAAGTTGTATGATGTTGGGCCTGTAGTTAATCCTGCTTATGAAGATACTGAAGTTGAAGCTTACAAAAAGAGAAGTAAAGAACTAATAATAAAAGAAGATACAAAAACAATAAATGAAAGCTATTATATAGCGCAAAAATTTAAATTTAATTTAAACTAAAAAAACAAAAAATAATGAAAAACTCAAGTGTTGAATTGCGCCAATTACAAGCGCTTAAAAGAAACGAAGGTTCTGATTTAGTTGCTAAAGCTGAATTAGAAGGAAGAGAATTGACTACAGTAGAATTAACTACTTTAAGATCAATTGAAACTGATGTAACTGCTTTTGATTCACAAATCAAAGATGCAGAATTAAGAGAGAAATTTGCTAAAAACAATGTTGAAAGTAGAAAAACTGCTGAAGGTGATTCTAAAGAAAAAAGAGAAATTGCTAATTTTTCATTTGGTAAATTAGTACGTGAATTAAGTTTATCACGTGGCGATGAAAACGCAATCACAGGTCTTGAAAAAGAAATGTTGCAAGAAAGTGCTAAAGAAAAAAGAGCTTTAGGTTCAATGGGTGATGGTTTGTATTTATCAAACAAATTCTTAACTGTTGAAAACAGAA